GTCCCGCATGACTCGTGTGCCTGATCTTGTCAACGAGCGCTGGGTTGATCGTTGGGAGATGAGCGTTTACTTGAGACGAGAAATTTTACGCGTTTATCCGATTCTTACTTTCTTAAGTGGATCGGGCTCGCTCATTGCCAATGTGAGCAGCGGAACTAAAACAGTAGAAATCGCCATTGAGGCACAGGAAGGTTAATCATGGGAAAAATAGTTGCACTTGTCATTTTAGTTTTAGCGATGCTCTCAGCGCAAACCGCTTTCACCAATGCGGTGCCTGTGGGCCAGGTCGTTTATCCTTCAGTCGTTATCCCATCACCTAGCCCGACAAGTGCAGCGATGCCGACCAACGGGATGAGTCTTGTCGGCTGTATGATGCCAGCAACAGTCACCAGTACAGCGATGACTTTTCAAGTGGCAACGAGTCTAACCGGCACCTATGAGCCGCTTTACAATTCCAGTGGACAAGTGAGCTACACGATCGCAAGCGGACATTACGTTGCGATCAACCCCGCCGATTGGAGCGGTGTTCAGTTTTATAAAATAGTTTTTGGTTCATCCGAAGCCGCCGCAAGAACACTTGTGTGCTCAATGAAAGGAATCTAAATCATGCTAGATATTTCGAGATTAATTAGCGTTCAGACCATCATCACTCAAGGCGGCGCTTTAGGTCGTCTCTTCAATCAAGCTCTTGCGATCGGTGACTCAAACGTCATCAGCGGGCTTCAGCGTATCAGGAACTATTCGAGCTTGGCTGAAGTCGCTGCCGACTTTGGAACCACGGCACCTGAATACTTGGCCGCATCGATTTACTTCCAGCAAAAGCCAACACCCACGAGCTTTGCTTGCGGACGTTGGTTGAGAACCGCAACCGCCGCACTTCTTGACGGTGCGATCTTGAGCTTGTCTCAGCAAGCAATCACCTTGTTTCAACAAATCACGAACGGTGGTTTTGATATCAACGTGGATGGCACTGCTAAGACTCTCACGGCTCTGAACTTCTCGGCGCTCACGAATCTCAACGCTGTTGCGAGCGCGATTCAAACCGCTTTTTCTGGCGCTGCAACTTGCGTTTGGAATGGCTTTCAATTCGTGATCACGAGCGCCACTACTGGTGCGGGTGTTGAAGCGACCGGAACTATCCTGTTTACTGGTGTTGGAACCGCTGCCGACACTCTTACTGTCAACGGGACTTCGATTGAACTTGTGGCATCAGGCGCTACCGGAAATCAGGTTTTGATCGGCAGTACCGCCGCGATCACGGCTGCAAACATGTGGGCTTTCTTGATCAACTCCACTGACTCCAATATCATCAAAGCGACCTACACCCTTTCCGGTGCAACGATCACGGCTACTTACTATGAAGTAGGAACGGCTGGTAACTCCTTCAGCCTTGCCAAATCTTCGACGGCAATTACGCTTTCCGCCGCTGATCTCGCTGGCGGAACCAATGCTTCAAGCGTGAGCTACGCAACGTCACCAAGCGCAAGCTATCAGGACGTATCGCTTCTCTTGGGTTTGACGGCAGCGGTAGCACTCCCACTGGTGCCAGGATACGCGGCGGAGACACCGCTTGCGGCTGTTGTCGCTTGCGATGCTGCTTCACTCAACTGGTACGGGATGGGTTTTGCGGCATCCGTCATGCCTGTGGATGCGGACTATCTCTCGATTGGGGCTTTCATCGAAGCTGATGCGATCACTCGCATGTTTGGTGTGACGACGGCTGAAACCGGCGTTCTCACCACTCTAGTCAGTAACGATATTGCAAGCGAGATGAAAGCTCTTAACTACCAGCAAAGTTTTGTGCAGTATTCGAGCACTAATCCTTACGCTGCTTTCTCTGTCTTCGGAAATCTTCTCACGACGAATCTTTCTGGTAGCAACACGTTTAAGACGATGATGTACCAGCAAGCCATCGGCATTGTGGCTGAAGAACTTGATGACAGTGAAGCCGATGCACTCGAAGCAAAACGCTGTAACGTGTTTGTCGCCTACGACAACAACACGAGCATCTTGCAATACGGAACGATGGCGGGTCCAGTTTTCATCGACGAAACTTACGGAACCAACGCCCTCGCAAACGGTGTGCAAGTCGCTTACTACAACGTGCTTTACACGGCTGGAACCAAAGTACCGCAAACGGATGCTGGCGATCAGGAATTCACCACTGCTATTTCGCAAGTTTGTCAGCAATACGTCACCAATGGGTTTTTGGCACCAGGGACGTGGAACGCTCAAGGGTTCGGACAACTTCAAGAAGGCCAATACTTGAAGCTTGGTTATTACATTTATATGCAGCCTTTGGCTCAGCAAAGTGAAGCTGATCGTGCAGCTCGGCAAGGTCCTCCTTTCCAAGTTGCGGCGAAACTCGCTGGTGCAAACCAAACCGGCCAAGTGCTGATCACCATCAATCAATAAGGAGACTAGGCAATGACGTACTCATTTTTAGATATCAGTTGTTTGATGGGAGGACCTGGCATCGCTGTCAACCTCGCGGCGGGTGCCGGGGCAGCGGAAGAGGGCATCACCATCGAGCCATCGACCGATAAGAACGTAATGACCATTGGTGCAGATGGCACAGGTCAACACTCTCTTGTGGCTGATGATTCTTGTAAAATAACGATCCGACTTCTCAAGACTTCGCCTGTCAATGCTCAGCTCATGGCCGCATACGACGCGCAAAGCTTGTCTTCAGCACTGTGGGGCATCAATACCTTCACCTGTACTGATACGGCTCGCGGAGATTTCACCGTGATTCAACAGGCGGCATTTAAAAAGCGCCCTACCCTCACCTACGCCAAAGAAGGCGGGATGATGGAATGGGAGTTTGACGGCATCCAAGTCAATTCGATTTTGGGTGGTGGGATTTAATGAAAGTTTTCCGGGCTAGTCGATTTGAACGACAAGGAGACTAGCCCGGAATTTTATGAAAGGAACGAACGAAAATGAGCGAAAGAGATTTCAGTGCAGGTGGACACGAATTTAAGCTTAACAAGATAGATCCGTTTAAGCAGTTTCACATCGTGAGACGGCTCGGCCCTATTCTTGGTGACATTATTCCTGTTGCTCAAAAAATCAAAGGTGTCTTGTCGGACACTGAACAAACCGAAGAACAAAAATTTGAGATGATCGCCATGATCGCTCATCCTATTCTGAACGGGCTTTCAAAGCTTTCTGACGTGGACTCAGACAAAGTTCTTATGGGGCTTTTGTCCGCTGTGGAAATAAAACAAGCTCCGGCTGGGAATTGGGCTCGCATCGTGCGCGATGACTCTTTAATGATTCAAACTCTTGATCTTCCGGTGTTGCTTCAAGCGGCAGGAAGGGCCTTTGCGTATAACCTCTCAGGTTTTTTCGCTATAGCCCCCCAGACTTCCCACGGCGGGAAGTAAACACCAAGAGGCCCGTGCTTTGGGTGGGCATGACAGACGGCGAAGAGTGGGTGATGAGGCCAGTGTTGAGAGGGATGTGCAAGTACGAAAGTCTGATTAAGTGTGAGCTGGATTTGGAAGATATCGCAAGAATGAACGCGGCGATTGATGTTGAAATGGAAAACGACTTTAGAAGGCAAAAGGCAGACGAAACATGACTGGTGAAGTGATCAAATCATTTTTAGTTGGGCTCGGTTTCGATGTAGACGAGAAGTCTCTTGCCAAGTTCAACAAGTCCATCGCTTCAGCGAGCATCAAGGTGCTTGCTCTTTATGGTTCGATCCAAGCCGCATCAGCTGGGATTTTTGCGGCTATTTCTGGCATCTCCCAAGGGTTTGAAGACATGGGCTATCAGTTGAGACTCGTTGCACCCGCCATGAATAGGTGGCTTGTGCTTAGGCAAGCGATGCTCACGGCTTACGCAAAAGCAGGGGTGAATCTTACTAAAGTTGTTCAGCAATCGATTCTCTTCAATTATTCTCTTGCAAAAACAAAGTTTGCTTTAGAGGCAGTTTACAAGTCTGTTGCTGCAAAATTCTTTCCTATCCTCACCAAACAGATGGATATTTTTAGGCAGAAGATTTTTGCCAACATGCCTAAGATTCAATCCGCTTTGATGAAGTTTGTTGAATTCATTTTCAAAGCGTTTCAAGCAACGACGGAACTTGGTGCGCGTCTGTGGTCTATTCTCACTCGCGTCTGGGATTTCTTTGTCAGGCTGGATCACGCAACGAATGGGTGGTCTACCGCGATCTTAGGGCTTCTCGCCGCATGGAAGCTTCTCAATCTTGAATTTCTTCTTACACCATTTGGAGCTGTGCTTGCCGGGCTTGCCGCTATCTTGGTGTTGTTTGATGACTTTGAAGTTTGGAAAGAAGGCGGGAAATCTCTCTTTGATTGGTCTGCCGCTGTTCCGGTGATCAATGCTGTTGAGGCAGCGCTATCAGGTCTTTATGATACTTTAAGCCATCTTGTGGGCGTGTTCTTCGATATCGCTTTGGCCGTGAGACAAGCCTTCCAAGGTGATTTCAGCGGGGCTTTAGATGCGCTCAAAGACGCGGGTAACGACGTTCTCGCCGTCTTCACAAATCTTTGGGGTGTGATTAAAAATATTGGGTCAGCCATTGGCGGTATTGGTGGCATCTTGAGTGATCAGTTGGTGAAACTCTTTGGCGGTGGATCACCTGGAATTGCAGGAAGCCCAGCTGTTTCACCCGGCTCAGCTCAGCCACTCTTGCCATCCACTTCTCACTCACAGCAAAATGTGCAACAGCAAACGAGCATTGTCGTTAATGGGAGTGCTGACGCTCACGCTGTGGGAAAACAAGTAGCGGGTCAACAAGACCGCGTGAATTTCGACATGACTAGAAACTTGAAAGGGGCACTTCAATAAATGGCCGGTTTCATTTTCCAGCCACAAACGCTTTTTTCTATCGGACCTTCTCGTCAGTTTGGTGGCAATACAAGCCCCCCAAATGTCACCAATCCTGCAACTGGAAATGGTGGCCAGCCTATTTTTAAAGGCTACGTCACGATCACTGAAAACTCTGTGGATGCCATTGAGATCACTCAACAGCCTGTTCAGCAAGGGGCCAACATCGCTGATCACGCTTTTAAAAAGCCTACTAATCTTTCGATCCAAATTGTTTTCGGATCAAGTTTGTTTCAGCCCCTTTCCACCATCTATAAAAATCTTCTTGCCCTTCAAAGCTCGTTTCAGCCTTTCAACTGTACGACACCAAAACGCACCTATTACAACATGCTGTTTGCATCTCTAGGCGTGACGACGGATAAGCAAACAGAAAATATTCTGGCTGTGAATTGTAGCTTCCAACAAATCATCACAGTACCGATCGGCATCACAACCGTATCGAGATCACAGCTCGCAAACCCTGGCAGTAACGGGGGCACAGGCACGGCAGGGGTGAAGACTCTTCAAAGTGCCGCATACACCGGATGGAACGCCACCACCGGACTTTTCTCAGGGGGCCAATAAATGCTCTCTATCTTCTTAATCCCACTCACGAACGTGCCGCAAACATTCCAAATTGTTTTGGCTGGCGTTACCTATTTGATGACTTCTAAGTGGAACACTGCCGATGATTCAGGGTGGGTTTTAGATATCTCGGATCAAAATGACGATCCGATCGCTTGCAACATTCCACTGATCACGGGTGAAGACTGTCTTGCGGGCCTTGAGTATTTGGGCATTGAAGGAAGTCTCTACGTGAACACTTCGGGCAACACCCCGCTTGCTGTTCCAACGCTCAACAATCTTGGAATAGACTCAAACCTTTACTTCGCAACGAGCGTGCCTAATGGTTAGTGCGGCACCTTCACCATCAGCTGGCACAACGACCGGATCACAAAACAACACCCAACAGTATGGCCGTGTTTGCACTCTTTTGGTGAGCAACAACCAAGGTCAAGCCTTGGATCTCTCTGCTCTCAGAATCAAATTCAAAGTGAAGAAGACCGGCGTGATGACTCCCAATGCCGCTGATATCATCGTTTACAACGTGGAAGCGAAGACTCAAAAGCTCATCCAAAATGAATTCACTCACGTTCTTTTGCAAGCGGGATATGTTGGGAATTATGGTCTGATCTTCAAGGGCAACATCAAGCAATTTATCACCGGACGAGAAAGCGCGACTGACACTTTCATCAATCTCAACTGTGGTGATGGTGATCAAGCCTACAATTTTGCAACGATCCAACAATCGATTAAAGCGGGATGCACGCCTCAAATACAGTTGAACGCCGCTCTTACTTCCATGTCAGATATGGGCATCGGAAAGGGCTACAATGGGGCACTCCCACAAGTTCAACTCCCACGCGGGAAAGTCATTTATGCTAACGCTCGCGATCACCTGAAAAAACTTGCCGACACTTACGGCTTCACGTGGTCAATTCAAGACGGCAACTTGGTGTTTCTATCTCAAGGTACTTATCTTCCAAACCAAGCCGTGGTCATTACGAGCAAGACCGGCATGATCGGAACACCTCAACAGACTACCGAAGGCATCGATGTGAAGTGTCTTCTCAACCCCAACATCAAGGTGCATGGCCGAATTCAGCTTGATAACGCTTCTATCGCCAAAATGAAAATTGATTTTTGGACGCCAGGAAGTCCAGCCAATACGCCAAGTCCGATCTCTCATGACGGTTTTTATTACACACTTGTTGTAGAGCATTCAGGCGATACGCGCGGGCAAGAATGGTACTCAAACCTTAGACTTCTTACGGTCGATATTTCGAGCAATCCGCTTGACTCGGTACAGGTGGGCTATGGATCGTAATCAAGTTTTAAACGATCCAGAAACCGCACAGCGGTACGCGCTTCAAGGGCTTCAAGCTCAAATGTGGACAGCAATGCCCGCGATCGTGAGCAGCGTGAATTTAGAAGCCATGACGTGCGAAGTTCAACCCGCGATCAAAGGCGTAGCCACTGACGAGAACGGTGTTCAAAGTTTCGTCAACATGCCGCCACTTCTTGATTGCCCGATCGTATTCCCATCAGCGGGTGGGTTCACCATTACTTTCCCGATCGCGGTAGACGATGAGGTTTTAGTTGTTATCTCTTCTCGCTGTATCGATTCTTGGTGGCAGAGTGGCGGCGTTCAAATCCCGATGGAACTTCGGATGCATGATCTATCTGATGGCTTCGTTATTCCGGGGCCTAAATCACAGCCCAACGTGATATCAAATGTCAGCGCCACTGATGTTCAAATCAGAAACGACGATGGCGATACTTATGTTTCTATTACGGGTGATGGCAAAATTGGAGTCACCAACGCAACGACTGATCTCAACACCGTACTGACGAATCTTCAATCGGCATTGAACACTTTCATGACTGCACTAGCTGGTTTTTCTGGCGGTGGAACTCCTGTCACTCAGGCCATGCTTCAAGCACCCGCCGCCGCTTGCGAGTCTTCTCTTGCCACAGTTTTGACTGAGATAGGAGAGCTTTTAGAATGAGATATCGCGCACTTTCACCCACGGGTGATTACCAGTTTGGAAACGGACAGCTTGATTTTTTAATTAATTCACCGGAAGCTGTTGCCCAAGCCGTTGAAACGTATCTGAGACTTTTCCTTGGTGAATGGTTTCTCAATGTGAATGACGGGACACCTTGGTTAGAAGGCGTCTTTGGATACAACTCACAGGAAGAAGCGGATCAGACTTTGATTCAAACAATTTTAGCAATTAACCAGAATGGACAACTGCTCGTGCAAGATTTGAATAACTGGCAAAGTACCGTTGATCCAAAGACACGAAGCTACTCAAGTCTGAGCGCGACTCTCGATACTATTTACGGCCAGACACAGCTTCAAATGGAAAACTTAGGAGCACTCACCTAATGGATGTTACAAGCTTAGTTTGGATCGATTCAGCTGGTTATCACTACGCGGATTTTCCGTCATTTCTCGCGTATCTGACAACCTCTTATCAAAATATTTACGGCACCGATGTTTATCTCGGTAGCGATTCTCAAGACGGCCAATGGCTTGGCATTATTGCTCAAGCTCTTTATGATACGGCAGCCTTGGGGGCTTCTATTTACAATTCTTTTTCACCGAGTACCGCTCAAGGTGTTGGTCTTTCACGCGTAGTGAAGATCAACGGTTTGAGAAGACAGCTTGCAACAAACTCCACTGTTGAGCTTTTGATCGGTGGAACAGGATTCACCACGATCACCAATGGCTCGGCGATCGATGATCTTAATCAAATTTGGAACTTGCCCGCATCCGTAACTATCCCAAGTGGTGGAACCATCACGGTGACTGCAACATCAGCGGCACCCGGTGCGATAGCTGCTCAACCCAATACCATCACGGGACTCAACACCCCAACTCAAGGATGGCAGTCAGTCACAAACCCTTCCGCCGCAACGGTGGGGCAAGCTTACGAGACGGATGCAGCGCTCAGAAATCGCCAAGTGGTATCAACTTCTATTCCTGCTCAAACTGTTTTTGATGCAACGATCAGCGCTGTTGCAAACGTGTCGGGTGTTACGTCTTTAGCGCCTTACGAGAACGACACCGGGACAACAGATGACAACGGTCTTCCACCACACAGCATTTCTCTCGTGGTGGAAGGTGGGGACGACACCGCGATTGCTCAAACTATTCTCGATTACAAGACGCCAGGGACTCAGACTTACGGCACAACGAGTGTTCCGCTCACCGATCCAAAGGGCGTACCGATCACGATCAATTTCTTTAGGCCAACACTTGCACCTATTGCCGTTCAAGTCACCGTCACCCCTCTTGGTGGGTGGGTTTCGAGTAACGAAGATATTATTGCCGCCGCTGTTGCAGCCTACATTTCAAGTCTCCCAATCGGCGGGACGATCGTCATCACTCAAATCATCGTTGTGGCTTACGTTCCTGGCTCGACTGCCGCTGGTACTTTCAACATTGAAAGCGTTGAAATTGCAGAATGCGCAACTGGACACATCACCTTTACTGGAAACCCATCGAATGCAGATACCGTTACAGTCAACGGGGTTTCTATTGAGTTTGTGAGCGGGACACCAACAGGAAGCCAAGTCAAGATTGGCGGAACGGATCTCATCACGGCTGCGAACCTCCAAGCTTTCTTAAGCGCGTCTTCAAACACGTCAATCAACATCGCGTCTTACTCTCTTGATTCGACGGGCTTAATCGTTGAGGTTCAGTACAACACGCCAGGGCCTACAGGCGATACTTTCACCTTGGCAAAATCAAGCACGAATATCAGTGTTTCTGGCGGTACACTTACGGGTGGTAGTTTGGGCTCAAGTGATATCGATCTTGATTTCAACGTGCTCGCGACGTGCATCGCGGGTGATGTGAGTTTCGTGACATGATCAACACTACTCAAACCTATCTGGATTACATCACTTCAGAGTACGTGGGGCAGCCCAACTTTGAAGCGACGATCAACACTGTAACTAGTGTTTTAGTTCAAATCCAAACTCTTCTTGAGTCGATGATTGCGATCTTCGATTTGGATCTTTCACCAGTGGGAAATCAGCTTGATATTATTGGTCAGTGGGTGGGTGTTTCCCGCATTCTCACTACTCCGATTGGTGGTGTGTTTTTCACTTGGGATGGCACGGATCTCAACGGGTGGGATTCAGGAACGTGGCAGGGCGATCAAACGCAAGTCACCGTGTTGCCTGACGACACTTATCTTCTTCTGATACAAGCCCGGATCGCGATCAACACTTGGGATGGCACAACCAATGGTGCTTATGAGATTTGGGAAACAGTTTTGCCTCAATACAATCTCATCATCATTGACGGCCAAAACATGTCGTTTATCGCTGCAATTACTGGCACCGTGCCCGATGCTCTCACGCAAGCGCTCATCACAGGCGGTTATTTCGTTCCACGTCCCGAAGGTGTTGAGATTACTGATTACGTTATTCCAGTTGACACAAACCCTCTTTTTGCGTGGGATTGTGACACGACTTCATTAAACGGATGGGATGTTGCCTCATGGGGCAACTTTGTGGCGCCGACATGAGGAAACAAGTTTCAAACAGTGAACACACGGATGTGACTAGCTGTTTGAGCGGTAACGGGGCTTTTATCGTTCAAAGAACCGTTACCGCTTTAAATATAAGAAGTTTAAATAAAGGAGAAAAATATGTCAGTTGAAAATGATTTCGTCGCGTTTGCAACAGGTTCAGGGGCCAATGTTCTTAGTCAAGCTTCCTACCTCGCTAATGCCCAACTTCCGATCGGCCAACAATCCGGTGTAGCTTCATCAGCACTGAACAACAAAGCTCTGAGACAAGCCACCTACGTTGTGTCTCAAATTGCTCAGTACATAGCAAACTGTTTAGGTGCAAACGTTTTAGATAACGCCACACCAGCAACTCTGCTTGCTCAAATTCAAGCCGCATTTCGCCCATCAGGTGAAATCACGATGTGGCCAACAAACACAGCACCAGCGGGATGGCAGCTTTGCGATGGCTCGGCTATTTCAAGAACGACCTACGCGACTTTGTTTGCTGTGATCGGCACTACCTTTGGTGTGGGTGATGGCTCGACAACTTTCAATGTGCCTAACCATTCCGGTATCTTCGTTCGTGGCGCTGGATCACAAACGATCAGCGGCATTAGTTACTCAGGGACTTTGGCAGCCGTTCAAGGCGATCAAATGCAGGGCCATATTCACACGGCGACACAGGCTTTCATGACTGGAAACGCTGGTGGATCAGGCGCGAGTACGGGTGGGGCTGCTCTGTTCACGGCACCAGTGATGGGCGATCCGCAAACAGATGGGACAAATGGCACCCCACGCATCGGAACTCAAACTTATCCGGCTAACATCAGCCAATACTACGTTAT